CTTAGATCGTGTAAGTCATATTATCACAGAAATGCACTGCGACGATGCTAACGGTATAGGCAAATTAAAAATTATAGATACACCCATGGGTAATATTGCGAAAGCATTGTTGAAAGCAGGTGCAAAACTGGGAGTTTCCAGTAGAGGAAGCGGTAATGTAAATGAGTCAGGTAAAGTATCTGACTTTGATATAATTACAGTGGACATTGTGGCCCAGCCCAGTGCACCAGATGCTTATCCTAAGACAATCTATGAAAGTCTATTTAACATGCGAGGCGGAGCTATGCTCCATCAAATAGCCAGCGCAGTTACACACGACAAAAGTGCAGAAAAACACTTGATAAGTCAGATTCACAAACTTATCAAAGAATTAAAAATATAACAGGAAGTAGGAGACTACTATGGCAGTGACATTTAAAGACCTAATCGAAGGAGCTGACTTAACTTCTGAAGTTAAAGATAGCCTTCAAGAAGCATGGGAAGCAAAAGTCAATGAAGCAAAAGAAGAACTTACTGCTGAACTCCGCGAGGAGTTTGCACAACGATACGAGCACGATAAGAGCAAGATCGTTGAAGCAGTTGATAACTTTATTACTGATAAAGTTGCAGCTGAAGTTGCAGATTTTGCTGCAGATACACGGGCTCTTGCAGAAGACAGAGTCAAATATCACAAAGCCATTAGTGAACACGCTAAACTGTTGAATTCTTTCGTAACTGAAAGGTTAGCAACTGAAGTTAAAGAACTCCGAGCAGACAAGACTAGAGTAGCAGAACATGTTACTAAACTAGACGAGTTTATCACAGAGTCTTTAGCAACTGAAATTGCTGAGTTTCACGAAGATAAGAAATCATTAGTAGAGCAAAAAGTTAAAATGGTAAGAGAAGGCAAAGCGCAATTAGCTTCTGCTAAAAAAGACTTTATCCGTCAAGCTGCTAACTTGGTTGAGAATAAAATCAACACAGTTCTTAGTGGAGAAGTTAAATCTTTCCGTGAAGACATCACTAAAGCTCGTGAAAATGACTTTGGACGTCGAATTTTTGAATCTTTCGCTAACGAGTACAACGCATCGTACTTAAACGAAAGCAAAGAAATAAAGACATTACAGAGAACACTAGCTGAAATGGAGCAAACTTTAAACGAAACAACAGCAACTTTAGCAGTATCGGAAGATAAAACTAAAATAACTGAAAGTAAGTTAAGAGTATCAGAGGACCGTTATTCTCGTAAAGAGAAGTTAAACAGTCTAATGGCACCATTAGGCAAAGAGAAGAAAGAAATTATGACAGATTTACTCGAAAGTGTAACCACTGAAAAACTAGAAGCTGCTTTTAACAAGTATCTGCCTAGCGTTTTAGATGGCGAAACACCTAGGGTAAAGAAAACATTGTCTGAATCAGTAATTAAAGAACATACTGGTAATAAAGCAACTGTGCAACCCACAGCCGCTGATGACGAAAACGCTAATGTAGTTGAATTAAATTACATTAAAAAACTAGCCGGACTTTCAAAATAACAGGAGTAATTAATAATGGCAAATTTATTTGAAAGCAACTGGTCCGCAACCAAAGAAGCATTGCTTGAGGGTGTTTCTGGCAACAGAAAAACTTCATTGGATGTGGTTCTCGAAAATACTAAACGTTATTTGTCAGAGGCCGCTTCCACAGGTGCAACAGGTGCGGGTTCAGTCGCAACATTAAACAAGGTTATGTTACCTTTGATCAGAAGGGTTATGCCTTCCGTGATCGCAAACGAACTAGTAGGCGTACAGCCTATGACTGGCCCAGTAGGGCAAATCCATACACTTAGAGTCCGTTATGCGGAAACCGGTGGTGGCGCAACAGCTGGTGATGAAGCATTGTCACCATTCAAGCTAGCATCAGCTTATGCAGGTTCTCCAGACGCTACAGCAGCAGCTGAAGGCAACCCTGGTCGTAAGATGAGCATCCAGATCTTGAAAGAAACAGTAGAAGCTAAGACTAGACGTTTAAGCGCTCGCTGGACTTTTGAGGCAGCTCAAGATGCAGAAAGCATGCACGGTGTTGACGTAGAAGCAGAAATCATGCAAGCTCTTGCACAAGAGATTGTTGTTGAAATCGACCAAGAAATCATTGGTTCTTTACGTTCATTAGCCGGTGCTGGCACAACTTTAAACTTTAGCAACCTTAGTGGTCAATCAGTTTATGTTGGTGACAGACACGCAGCTTTAGCAATTGAAGTTAACAGAGCAGCAAACAGAATCGCAGCAAGAACACGCCGCGGCGCTGGCAACTACATTGTAGTTAGCCCTGAGTCTTTAACTATCCTGCAAAGTGCAAGCACATCTACATTTGCTCGTACAACTGAAGGATCTTTTGACGCTCCTACAAACACTAAGTTTGTTGGTACATTAAATGGCACAATCAAAGTATTCGTAGACAACTACGCAGCTGACGGTACTAAAATACTGGTTGGTTACAAAGGTTCAAGCGAATCAGACGCACCCGCGTTTTATTGCCCTTACATCCCATTAATGAGCACCGGACCAGTAATGGATCCAAGCACATTTGAGCCAGTTGTTAGCTTTATGACACGTTATGGTTATA